TCTGCTATAGAGTCGTTTTTGTCTTGTAAGTCCTTCTCAATAGTTTTCAATTCAACTTTAATGTCACCTATTGATTCGTTAAGTGTCTTATTAGTTTCTATTGCTTGCTCTTGTTGATTGTGCGCTTCTATCTTAGCTTCTATTGTTGATAATAAAGTCTTGCTATCGTTCAACTTCTTGTTTAACTTGTTGTCGTCAGCGTTTAATCTGTTCTTTTGAGACTCTAATTCTTGTAAATCTTTGTTGTATTGATCTTTAGCCTCTTTAATTTCTACAGCTTTAGAGTTTGTCTTGATTCTGCCTTGTAAAGTATCCACTAACTCTTCTAATTCTTTAACAAACTGTTCTTCTGAAGCTATTGTGTTCTTTGTTTCTATGGCATCCTTAACAAATACGTTGTCCATACAAAAACTACAATTAGGATCGTACTTAAGCTCAGCCAACTTGACCATTTTCTTTCTACTATTCTGTAAATTAGTGTTGGCTTGACGTAATTCTAACTGTTTGCTACTTAGTTCTTTAGTATCTGCTTCGAAATCTTTTAACTTCTCGCTATAATCTTCTAAGTTAATGTCTTTAATCGGTTTACTGCCAATAGTTTTAGCGTTTAGTTCTTCTATTTTCTTATCAACGTGATTAATAGATCCAGCGTTTACCTCTATGTAGTCAAGTATCTTTACAATACCAACTTCAATAGTAGCCTTCTGATCTTCCAATCCATCAATATCAACTATGTCTTTATCTATTGGAATTAATCTCTTTGTATAATTTAGTATTGACTCGTTTAATTCGTCTCTCTTTTCTTCTGTTTTTCTCTTCTCTTCTTTCGCTTCGTCTAATGCTATCTCAAAAGTTTCTTCGTCGAACTCTGCCTTTTTAAACAGTTGGTGATAGTCTTCCTTTTGATATTCTTTTAATAAGACGCTAACCTCTCTCATCTCGTTATTAGCTAAAATGTACAAATCTTCGAACACATTGATGTCCAAAAATTGTGAAAGCAAATCTTTTCTTTCCTTCTGGTTCATATCAATGAATCCAGTGTTGTTGTTCTGAGTAGACAACGTTGTGAGTATGAAGTCTTCGTAGTTACCAAGTAAATTCTGAATGCTTTTGTTCGTATCGTTGCGCTCTTTACCGTTCAAAGAAACTTTATTGCCGTCTTCGTCCTTATAGTAGAAGTCAACGTTTACCTTTACATTACCAAGTTTTTGCTTGCTTCCTTTCCTTGATATTGTATACTCCAACCCGTTTAATTCGAAGACCAATTTGCAAGAAAAAGAGTCAGAATTGTTGTTCATGACTTGCGCGGACTTTGTTGTCTTAGAACATTTGTCGAAGATACAGTAGGTAATAGAGTCAAGTAGTGTAGACTTTCCGCTAGCGTTAGGAGCAAACAGCCCGTAAGTTCCCGTCATGTTAGTAAAATCCACAAAATTACCTTTACCATAGCTAAACATATTTTCGAACTCGAACGTCTTTGGTACCCACATAGAATTCCTTGGTACTTCCAACTTAGGTAGAGCGTTGTTAATATTGCGGTTGATTTCGCAAACGTCCTTAATAGTTTGATCGTCTAAATCGAGCTTGTCCTTAAGGAATTCAGCTAATATAGTATTTTGATATTCAATGTCTCTAACGTCATGGACATTTAGTTTTCTATTATCGTTGGAAGAGTTAGTGAAGTCTTTTATCTTTTGCATAGAAACTTCAATAACATTCTTTTGCTGTTTAATATCAGCAATAATGCTCTTTATTTCGGATTGATTGGTGTTCTTGTACTTTACTCTTAGATAAAGATTTGGAGGTAAAGAATCTGGCAAAGGATTGTAAATAGCGTTCTCTACTTCGATTGTATAAAAAGCAGTATCGTTGTCTATTTTAACGTATTTGGCTTGTTTTTTGTCCAAATCCCAAACAAATATACCGTGATCCAAAGACTCAGCATGATTTTGTTGAATCAAAGATCCAGGATATCCAATAGTTTTTTCTTCATTTAAGAATTGCGTCTTGTGGATATCTCCCAACAGTACGATATCGAAGCCTTCAAAGTTTTCTACTTCAACGTCGTTATTAAACAATCCAAATCCTCCTTCAGTAGTAGTTCCATTTACAGGTCCATGGTACAAAGCAATCTTGTAGTCTTCGTCTATTTGATCTGCTTTAATAAAGTTCTCGCAATCGTCGAATACAGACCAATGTGCAAACGTTCTATCTCCAATTTTGAATGCTTCTGTTTCTTTAATGTAGAGTAAGTTAGGATGATCCAATGCATTTACGATTGGAGTTAACGCATCCATTCTTTGTGCGTTGTTTAGATTAGCATCGTGATTACCAGGAATAAGTAACACGGGACCGATGTCTGCCAAGTTTTTTAGAAATGTTTGAACCTCGTTTACAAGTTCTGGAGTGACATCGGTCTTCGCGTGTACTATGTCGCCCGTCAGACAGATCAGGCTTTGTTTGTCGAAACTGTTCGCAACGTAATTGGTAAGTTTAGAGAAGACTCGTCTGTACTCGTCGTGCCTCTTGAAATTTCGTATGTGTATGTCTGATATGTGGAAGATCCGTGTAAGGCTTCCTACGTTGTCGAAATATTTTATCATCTTGTTAATTCATTTTCATTCTTCTGAGCATTAATTCTCCGAATGTCAATGGTTTTGCTTTTTGTAATAATTCTGTCATGCTCGTAAATCCTAGATCAGAAGGGTCTTTACCATCTAATTCTATTAGGTAAACCTCTTTTCCAAGATTAATCAACTGTTCTGAATAAGTAAGCGCTTCTTTTAGAGCGTCCTTATCAAGTGCCAAATATACTGTTTTTACTTGAGATTCCACAAGTTTCAACATCAGTGCCTTTGTAATGCTCTTACCAAATAATGGAACAACGTTTCTTTTGATAGCAATTGCGTCGAATATTCCTTCGCAAAGTATTACTGGTACTGACCAATTAACAAAGTACTCCATGCCTACTATTTCAGTCTTCTGAACAGATGGAGCGTCGTATTTTTGATAAGGATCCTTTTCGAATGAGCGCGCAATAAAGTAGTTTACTTGTCCATTTTTATCGTAAGAAGGAACAATAACTCTATTTCTATAACGACCCTCTTTGCAGTAACCAATGTTGTATTTGCGTACGTCAGATTCGTTGATGCCTCTATTTTTTAAGTACACAGCTGCGTGACGATACTCCAAAGATTTATCATTTTCAGTCATTGAAATAAATTCTTTTGGCAAAAATACTCTTTCGATTTCTACTTCTTCTATCTTAGTTCTATCGTTTGAGAAATAGCTTTTCATTTCCAATAATCTTGGCTTGTCTACCCCAAGCTTCTTAAATAAAGACACCGGCGTTTTTCCCTTAGTAGCAGGGTGACATGTCCAACAGTTGTATTGACCGGTTGAAATGTTGACTACCAATTTTGGTTTCTTATGATTGCAAATTGGGCAGTGGAATGAATGATCCTTCTTGTTTTTGTCAGGTTTTGATTTTCCCAACACAGATTCCAAAAGACCCAAAACTAATTGTTCGTTCTCCATGGATTGAATATACAAAAATCTTTTCGAATAAAAAAATTTAATCTTCGTTGAGTACACTTAGAACTTAAGTTTTTTATTGTCCGACAAAATAATTATTTTTAAAACCTTCTATAACAGGGGGGAAAAACTACAGCAGACAGATGGATATAACTAAAATACTAAACACGCAGCAAGCAGAGAAAGAAACAGTAACAGAGGCAGAAATACAAGCATTGTATGTATATCTAAGTATGCAATTTCATGAAATGAATGATCAACAAAAACTGTTGTGGATAGAGACGATGAAGACATTGGACCCCGATTTTAATAATTTTGAAGATGATTAAGATATACGTTTTGGAAGGTTGCGATAAATGTAAAAAATTAAAATCTAACCTTGACTCTTTAAAACTTGAGTACGAAGAGATTCCTTGCGAACAGTACCCTAATATGTGTGATAACATAGAAGAAGTTACTGGAGTTGATTCCTACCCAATGGTTAACTTAGACGGCAAAATACTATACATCGCTGAGAAGTATTCCAATATAGGCAAGGTAAAATCTATTACTGGAAACATTTCTACAGTAGGAATGTACTCGATAGATAATATCATCGATGCGATTAAAAATTATTAAATTAACAATATGAGATACAAACAATTAATTACTAAAAAATTAGGTGAGCTGATAAACATGATCATGTACCAAAGCTCCCAAATTTCACAACTGCGTCCTCCACAAGAGCTAAAAGAGACCTTAGAAAAGATGCAAGACAAGATAAACGAGGTTCAACATTTAATAGATACTGAACACGATTCTTAATTAAAAAATAAAAGTTATGAAAAAATTAACAGAAGAACAGATCCTAGAGAACTTACAAAAGTTTTACGGATATATTGACAAGTACATTACCTCTGACAGGAAAGATGCCTTACTGGAATTTTATAAGAGTAGAGAAGTTACCTTAGCTATTAGTCCAGCATCCACCAAATTAGCACATCACAACTGTTTTCCAGGAGGATACGTTGAACATGTTAATAGAGTAGTTGAAGCCTCTTTAGTTATGGATAAAGTATGGGAGCGCTTTGGTCAGAAGAAAGATTATACTATTGAAGAACTAGTATTCTCTGCAATTAATCATGACCTTGGTAAACTGGGCACTAATGAAGAGCCTTTCTATATTCCTAACGATTCTTCATGGCATATAGAAAAGCAAGGAGCACACTTCAAATACAATGGTAAGATCACTCACATGAGAATTGCTGATCGTAGTTTATTCTATTTACAACAAGCAAACATAAGCGTTAGTGAAAATGAGTTCTTGGCAATTAAGTTACACGACGGTCTTTACGAAGAGGCCAATAAGTCTTATTACATTACTTATAGTGCTGATTCTGAAATAAAATCTAATTTACCTTACATATTACATCAAGCCGATTTAATGGCTTCGAGAGTAGAAACACAAATTTAAAATGACTGGAATAATCGCAATCATATTATGGTTCGCCACAATTTTTGGCGCTATGGTATACAATCTTTACAGAAAAAATAAACGTTTAGAAGAGATAGTACTTAACCAAAGTAGCTTCGTTAACGATACGTTGTCTATAATGGACGACTTCAATGCTCTAGTAAATAAAATAGACATGACAATGTGGGTTCAATCTGACCCAGAATTATTACAATTATTTGAAACTATAAAAGCAGTCCAAGCTAGAGTTCAACAATTTACAGGAAGAAAATAATATGGCAGAAGATATACTTGTGGAACAGGAACCGGATATGGGTCTTACCATAAAAGGTACACCCAGAATTAGAAAGCCAAAAACAAAAAATGTTTACTTCACTTCGGAAACTGAGGAAGCTATTTTAAGATATCGTGCTGCGCCTAATCAAGCTTTAGCAAATCAAATATATAATAAAGAGATTCACTACGCTTTTTATAAATTAGCCGAGAATATTATCCATACTTTTAAATTCTATTACACAGAAGTAGATAATATAGAAGATCTTAAGTTTGAAGTCATATCTTTCCTTTTACAAAAATTACACCTTTACGATCAATCAAAAGGTAAAGCGTATTCTTATTTTGGTACCATTGCAAAGAGATATCTAATCATTTATAATCAAAAGAATTATAAGAAAATGATCTCTAAGGTGCAAGTAGAAGAGATAGATAACGCAGAAAAAACTCATGAAACTTTAGTTCTTGAGGCTGAATCATCTGATATTAATAGAGTCTCTGTTATAGATCAATTCATAAAGCACGTCGACGATAACTTAGCCACATTATTTGACAAAGACGGCGAGATTAGGGTTGCAGATGCCATCTTAGAGGTGTTCAAAAAGAGAGAAAACATAGACATTTTCAATAAGAAAGCTCTATTCATATACATAAAAGAGATCACGGACTGTCAGTCAAATACCATTACAAAGGTGATCAAAAAGCTAAAAGTAGTATACAAGGAAGTGTTGGATCATCACATTGAAAACGTTGACCAGTAATATTTATTTAAAAATTAGTATGGAACTTGAAAAAGAAATCTTCCCTGGCAAGACTTTGGCGCATTTGGTGGAAGAGGTATACAACAAGCACAAGTCTCAGGACTCAACAATAAAATCAGAGATATTACGTTTGGCAGATATGATTGAAGGCCCTGGTGATGCTATCGTTTTGGTACCCATGATCAAGGGCTTATTAGATTCTAGCCTTAAGAACGACGAAGTTTTGATGAAAATACTTAGTGCTTTCCAAAAGTCCGCGGATGCAAAAGACAAATCTGTTGAAGATGGAGGACTTTTAAGCGAGAAAGATATAGAGCAATTAATGAGCGAGGTAACTTCAATAGGAAACGGAGCTAAACAATTACCAAAAGCATAATGGGGGACAATTACAAAACAGGAAGATCGCAAGGATCAAACGCTGCAACTTCTGGCTTTTTCTATGTTATAGGAAGGGTTAAAAGTATTGTATTGTCTGATTTAATAGAAGGAACTAAAAATGCAAATCCTGATTTTAAAGGCTTTGGAGATATTGGTAAAATAAGTTACGAAGTTTTATACTCTAGTTTGACTACAAGTAAGAACAAAAACATTAGCGACTACGCATATCCTTTCTTTAGTTTTATTAATCAGTATCCACTGGTAAACG